TAGTGTTTGCGTCTAAAGAATTAGATCCTACTGCTATGTTATTAGCACCTGTGGTGTTGAGCAGCAGCGCATCAGCACCTACGGCTACGTTACCAGCAGCAGTGGTGTTAGCATTAAGCGCACGAAAGCCAATTGCTGTGTTAAAAGCACCCGTAGTATTAGTGGCTAAAGCAAAATAACCATTTGCTACGCCACCAGCACCTGTTGTGTTTGCTCCTAATGCGTTCCTACCAGTTGCTGTGATATTAGCACCTGTGGTGTTAGCTGCTAAAGCATTTACACCAATTGCAACACTGTCAAGTCCTGTAGTGTTTGCTAATAAAGCATTAACCCCAACTGCAGTATTAGTAGCACCTGTAGTGTTTGCGCTTAGTGATAAATAGCCAACGGCTGTGTTGTTAGATGCGGTAGTATTAGCGTCTAAAGCACCTTGACCAACGGCTGTGTTACTACCGCCAGTGGTGTTAGCGTCTAAAGCTAGACTACCCACGGCTGTGTTGTTAGCACCTGTAGTGTTTGTGTCTAAAGCATTATGTCCAACGGCTGTGTTGTCAGACGCAGTCGTGTTAGCTTGTAGCGCACCATTACCAAATGCGCTATTCTGATTACCAGTAGTGTTTGTTGTTAAAGCTAAACGGCCAAAAGCATTATTCTGTTGACCTGTAGTGTTAGCGGCAAGAGAAGATGTTCCAAATGATGAATTATAACTGGCCGTTGTATTGGCAGTTAAAGCGTTAGTACCAAACGCACTATTCTGTGTTCCAGTAGTATTAGCGTCTAGGCTAGTAGCACCAAAGGCAGAATTATTAGCGGCTGTGGTATTTGCACCAAGAGCTGATGTTCCAACAGCGGTGTTATCAGCACCTGTAGTGTTTGCGTCTAAAGACCCAGAACCAACTGCTACATTACTAGCACCTGTGGTGTTTGCACTTAGTGCATCTTTACCAACTGCTGTGTTGTTATCTGCTGTGGTATTTGCATCTAAGGCATTATGTCCAACAGCTACATTATTATCACCTTCAGTGTTTGCATACATTGCGTTACCACCGACTGCTGTGTTTTGAGTTCCAGTGGTATTTGCTCGTAAAGTACTAACACCAAGAGCAGTTTGAACTTCGCCTGAAGTGTTAGCACTTAAAGATTCCCAACCAATGGCTGTATTGTAACTGCTTGTTGTAATAGCATCCCCTGAGTCTGCTCCTATGAGAGTGTTAAATTGTCCTGTAGTTACTGCTGTTCCTGAATTATACCCAATAAGCGTATTATCATCACCAGTAGTAATAGCTGTACCAGCTTCGTCACCAACAGCCACGTTGTAGTTACCGCCAGATTCTATTGAGTTACCTGCGTTGACACCTGCTATATAGTTGGACGTTCCTGCGGTGGGCGTGCTAGTTGGCCCATTAAAAGAAACATTCGTAAGTAAATCATGTACTACACCTCCAGAACCTAGACCATCCGTTGCAATAACTTTAGTGTGACCTGCAAGAATTGCTACGTTGGCCCCACTACCGCATGTAAATGTTAAAGTGTGGCTAGTTGCGTTATACATAAACCAAGTTTTACTGGAAGTGTTAGGCAGAAGAGAGACAGTGCACGCCTGACCGCCACCTGTAAGTTTTAACCCAAGGCATCTATCCGCGTCCAACGCGCCATCGGCAATCGTGATGTTGTCAGTAGAAGCATTTGCAATTGCCCTAGTTCCCCAAGCAGTTGCTTGACCAACTATTTCTAAGTTTGTGTTTGTTACACCGCCCCAGGTGCCTGAATTATCTCCGTCCGCCATTTCAGAGAACCTGAGATTGTTTACATATGTTATTGTCATGTCGTTCTCCTTATGCCGCTATGTCTGTCCAACTAGGGTCTTGTGATATACTTGTAGCATTCCAACTAGGATCTTGTGATATACTTATAGCATTCCAACTAGGGTCTTGTGAAGGACTAATTATAGACCACACGTTTTCTTCGCCAATTGCGCCTGTTCCAGTAACGCCAGTGGGGATAACTGTAACATCTGTTACAACAGTTTCATTACCAACTGCGCCTGTTCCAGCAACGCCAGTGGGTAAGGCTAAAGCACTTGCTACAAGACTTACACTTCCAACTGCACTAGTACCAGCAACACCAGTGGGTAGAATTATAACATCTGTTATAATAGTTTCATTGCCGATTGCACCTGTTGCACCGACCGCAGCAGCAATTTGAATTGTAACATCTATTACAATAGTTTCGTTACCAACTGCTCCAGTTCCAACTACACCGTCTTCAAGAACAATGGTATCTATTACAACGTTTTCGTTACCAACTGCGCTAGTCCCAGCAACGCCAGTAACCGAAACTTCAATTGATGGAACAACAGTAACACTACCAACGGCACCTGTACCTACAACGCCGTCTTCAAGAACAATGGCATCTATTATAACGTTTTCATTGCCGACTGCGCTTGTTCCAGCAACACCAGTGGGTAGAACTAAAGCACTTGCTACAAGACTAACACTACCAACTGCGCTTGTTCCAGCAACACCAGTTACAACAACAGGTATAGCTTGGTCCCAAGGACCTTGACCCCAAGTACCTCGTCCCCAACCTGTTATAATAGCCATGAGTTACCCCGTTAAGCTATGCGGATAATTGCGTTCGAAGCATCCGCAGTTGGAAACTGTATTGTAAAGGTTCCAGACGTAGAAGTTTTGTTTGATCCAAAATCCAATACAGCTACTGCTTTATTACCGTTGGTGTCATTATAAATTAAGGCACCTCTTGCCGTAATTGACGCTGTTGTAAAACTTATGTTTCCAAAATCAGTTATGCCTGTCGTTCCTACATTGGACGGAGCCACTTTAGTAAGAGCTGCTCCACCTGTAACATACGACCCGCTTGAAGCTACTTCTCCAGTAGTCACAAGCACCGTAGTAGCCGCGCCTAGAGTTGCAGTTGTGCTTGATTTGCCACCACTGCCAATAGCATACAACGCCAAATTAAAAGCGTTGCCGTTAGTAGCAAAATTATGCGTTGCCGTCATAAGTTCTTTTTTGAATGTTGTACACATTGCTTGTGTGATTGCCATCTTATAATCTCCTTATAGTATCAGCCAAGTCGGGGTGACCAGCCTCTCTTAGTTTATGGGCTATAGTAGCACGTTCCTCACGTCTAGCCAACTCTATATGATAATGCACGACATTTCGTACAGTATCAGAAAAAGCTTGCGCTTGTTGCCTAATTGGTTCCGGTGCTGTTTCCGACACAGCAACTATCTTATTAGTAGCCATCTCTGAAATTTGATCGTTACTGAGTCCGCCATTGTTCGACGCAACTACATTAACAAAACCTGTCTCAATTCCCCCATTTACACTAAACATTTCTTGCTTCTCCCCCATTCATGTGTTTGTGATCGTGTCTTCCAAAGATTATTGGATCTTGATCCAACGGCTCTGGTGGCTCCACCTTAGACTGCCGAGTTATTAATAACCCTCCACTTTTATACGACTGCACTAAAGGATCTTCCAATCTGTGGTACCCATAAAGTTTTTCGTTCTCAGGCACGTTTGTGTCTAGAAGTCCAGAACTATGTGCGACTTCTATTTTTATGCCCTTTGAGGTTGCTATAGCGCACCAAAACTCAGTGCAAGCTCTCCCTGCTTCTGCCATACCTACGTTTCGGTAAGTGTAATCCAATCCATATAGGCAAAGAGTTTTTGCTCCATAATAAATAGCATACGCAATTGCATAAGGGACCGTATTGTTGAAATAACAGATGTTTAAATCTTTAATTACTGCCTCTAACGGGTAAAGTTCTAAATGTTTTACTCGATCATCCATCTCACAAGTAATAATAGGTTTAGTATTCTTTTCTAAGAACGTTCTTGCTATCCCTGTTTGAGACCCCGCGTCCTCTGAATCCAAGAACCGTGATACGGGGTCCATCATTATAGTTTTATCAACATGAATAATACCACCCACGCAGTTAATACCCCAGACTTCATCGAAATGCTCTGAGCGTATTCTAGCGGCTATATAATCGGAATAACTCCCACCTAATCCAACGATAGCTAGTTTCATGACCTACGTCTCTCAGGTAACCCTCTTCGGTATGCGTCTGAATTCTCTCTAGCTTCGGCATAATCTTTTAACCTAGCAACCGATTCCGAAAATCTTTCATTATACATCTGCATTATATCTGGCTCACCTTTCATATAAACAGTGGCCTCCACCAGGCTTCCAAATAACATTGCGTTTGGAGCATTCTCACTTAACCAAGTTGTGTTGTTTTCACCAACCGCTGTTAAACTTTGAGGTCTGTAAAAGTAATGTAATTCCATTTTATATTTATCATCAGGCACAGGTGCAACGACGAAGTTATCTGTATCAAAGAGGGCATAGTACAAAGGCCTTCCCACTTGTAACAAAGAAGGTGTCGTATCTAGTGGTGCTGGCGTGTAAGTCTGAACAAAATTTACATCTTTTTGAAGTAAAAATGTCTTAGGAATAATAGATACACCTGCTACTGTGCCGTCAAATTGAGCCGATAAACTAAAAGAGGCTAGATAATCAGAAGGTACAGCAAGAAACTGACTGTTTGCTTGTAGAGTACCCGTTACATTTTTTCTAAAGTCCGTAAGATCTACCGACTTTAAAAGCCGTTCCTCTACTGTTTTAATAAATGTAGGGAGGTTTTCGACAAAGCTCGTCTCCGTATTGTCTGTATACTGTTGTATTGCTGTCTTTAATTCTGCATATGTAAAACTCATGTTATCACCACCGTTACAGTTCCTATCTCTCCCGTTCCAGGGAGATCGTTAGGAGTTAACCCGTCATTACTTGCCATACCTACAGGATTCCACCCATATTGTATAACTCTTTCTGCTGTTAGGTTCGATTGAGGTCTAGGATCTCGCAGTGCTTGAGGATCTGGAGTCACTGGAGGAGGATTTAATTGAGGCTGTTTTGCTTCCCACTCATCGGGTCCTACTTTAGCACCTGTCCATTCTACCCGCATAGTATTTAAACGGTATCTCCAACCAGACCTATCGGAAATGCCCCAAGCTTTTTTACCACTTGCGTATGCCATTAATTTGCCCTCAAATAACTACCACTGGGTCTCAAAGCAAGATCTAAGAAGTCTTGGTCCATGTCAGAAGCTCTAGCAAACTCTTCCTCGTAAACAGATTTTAATATTTGCAATCTATCTGGTGCTCGTTTCATAGCCATATAGTATGCGAGTCCCGCTACCATACAAGGATAAAAACGTAGGGGAGCCTCCACATTGTTATACAGATAATCTGCATCTTCCATTTGTTGAATGTAATAATACGTCAATGTATCTGTTGAGTTCTCTGGAGTAGCCCAAACATTTATAATGGGAGCAATCTTCCTCTCAAAATAATATTGACTAGGTCTTCCTTGAGTAGTCTTTTGAGGTATAGTAGCGTAATTAGCCCTACTAATTTGATCCATCTCGTAGTCCGTGCCATCTCGATTAAGAACAATCTGTAATATGTCAACAGTGTGTTTG